TTCGGCATCGAACCAGGCATCGGGCCGGGGCTCACCGTCGAACCAGCCGAGGAACGCCATGGCTTACCCCCGCTCGAAGGTCACGCCGTCATAGCGCCAGCCAATGTCCTCGTCGCCCGTGCGCTCGATGACCAGGCAGTCCGGGTAGCAGTCGTGCAGGGATTGCAGGTCGTCAACGGACACGCAATGCACCACCACGCCGTCACGGATCAGAACGTAGGTCATTTTTCCATCACCACGATTTCGCCAGCGTAGAAGGTGGCGGTTGTTGCGCTGGCCAGGTTGCAGTGCAGCAGGGTGGTCCCGTTGTAGAGGCGAATACCGGGCATACCGATGATCTTCTGCGCGTTGACGTTGGGGATCGTGGTGCCGATGGTCGCAATGTCGCGCGTGATCATCAGGTGGATCGTGCCGGTCAGCATGGAAGTACCCAGCGTGATGCTCTGGATGGAGCGCACACCACGGTCACCGGACGCCAGGTTGAAGAACACGATGGTGCCCACCACCGGAGTGGCCGGAACTTGCGAGCCCACGATGGCCAACAGGGTCGCCGTGCGCCCAGCCGTGCCGTCGCTGTTGGTGTAGCTCACCGTCAGGTTGGCGCCGGCCGCAGCCAGCGTAGACGCCGCGCTGAAATACAAGGCGATGCTGCACCCCTCGCCATTGGTCGTGCCGTTCAGGTCACGCGCCGGCAGGGTCGGGGAGACGATGGCCTGCGCCGTCGTGGTGGTGACCACCAGGCCCGAGTTGACCCACAGGCAGTCGAACAGGACGTGCGTGTGGTTGACCGCTGCGGCCATGTTCACTTCGGTCAGGTAGTTGCCGCCCGTGGACGGGTTCGTGATGGGGATGCAGCCGTAGTCAGCAGCCGTCGTGCCGTCAGTGGCACGCCCGTTCACGCCTGGAGTGCCGGGCACCCATGCGCCGGGGAAGCCTGCGTCCTTGGCTGTGCAGTACCAGTAGCCCACGGCGTCCGCTGCGGTGCCCGCCTTCATGAAGCCAACCGAGCGCCCGTTGTACGAGCCGAGGCCCGAAGGTGGGTACTCAGCGCCCTGCGCGTCCCGGTGAACCCATGATCCGTCCTCGCGGTAGCCCAGGTTTTCGCCAGGCAGCAGGATGAAGCTCATCAGCTCAACGACGTTGGTGCCATCCGTGTGCTCGATGCTCACCGTGCAGCTCGAGCCCACGCTGTCGTTCGTGCAGTAGATGGCCTTCACGTTGCGCTGGGTGCTGGCTGCAGGACTCCCCACGATGGTGGTCGTGGTGGCCGTGGTGATCAGCGTGTTGGTGCGCAGCGGGGTGATCGTGGTGCCGTTCACATCCACATACGAGGTGTGCACCTCGATGGTGGACACGGCAGCGCTGGTGACAAGGCGGACCAGGTCGGAGGTGGATGTGAGGAGCAGCATGTTAGGTGATCTTGAACACGCCGACGGTGGCGGTCTGGTCGAGGTCCACGGTCACGGTTTCGCCAACAGCCACGACCTGGCTGGATCCATAGTCCCAATACCCAAGCACGGTGCCTTGCGCGCCGTTCAGCACGGTCTTGTTGACCAGCAAGGCGTAGCGGAAGGTAAACCCAGCGCCGGTTGCGGTCCACACGGCAGGGTCGGCCAGCACCAGCACGAAGTCGGAGCCGTTCATGCCCGAGCTCGTCGTGCTCACATTGGCGCCGCCAGCCGTGTATCCCTGCCCAGTCCCCAGGTCGGTCGTGCCGGAGGTGAACACCTTGGAAGCCGGAGCCGTCGCAGCGAGCGCGATGGCCCACTGGTCCGTGCCCGAGTTGATGCCTTCTGCCAGGTCCTCGTTGGCCGAGGTGACTTTTACATAGGATGCGGTTGGCATGGATTACCCCTGCAGTTTGGCAAGATAGGCACGGGCGTCGGCAGCGCGCAGCTCCAGCGCTGTGACCTCCAGCGCCAGCTTGTCGCGGGTGTCGGACACGGCGAGCGCCAAGCCTTCGGCCTCGGAGACGATGGACGCAGCGCGGGCGCGAGCCCTCTCGCAGGTGGAGTCAGCGTCGGCACGCGCAGCAGCAGCGTCGGCGTAGGCTGCGGCCATGACAGCATCGGCAGCGGCCTTGGCGTCGATGATGGTCTGGGCAGAAGCCTGTCCAGCCTCAAGCATGCCAGCCTGCGCTGCGGCGAGTTGCTCGTGGGCTTCGGCCAGCTTGGGCGTCACGGCAGCCAGGGCCGCCTCGGCTTCGCTGCGGGCCTGCTCCAGGGTGCCGGCCTGCTCGAAGGCGTCGGCCAGTTCCTTGACGGCAGCAAAGCCGCGCAGAAAGCGACGGGCATCGTCGGCTGCTTGCAAATAGGTGTTGCTCATGGTCACTCCCGAGCCAAAAGAATTACAGAAAGACTTGTCGTGCCGTCGCCAGCCGTGACGCGCGGGCGCACCACATAGGTGGCTTCGCAGACGAGTTCGATTTTCGCTGTGCTGAAATTCAGGTCGTTGCCCTGCGCGTCGGTCAGCGGTGCGTAGTTCACGCCGTCGTTGGAGCCCTCGAAGGTCACCCCGCCGCCCACGCCGAAGATGCCCGTGACCTGCACGCTCTTGTCGGCGTATTGGGAGAACGGGATGGCGTCGCCTTCATCGCCGTTTTGCAGCGCATTCCACGCCACCAGGATGGTGCGGGAGTTCTTGGTGTCTTGTCGGGTGTGGGTGATCGTTGCCATGGGTGCCTCGCTTGGTAAACAGGCTCCGAGTGGAGCCTGCTTTTAGATGATCGGTTCTTCTTCGACGGCATCCTTGGGGTCGGGCGCTCGGCCCTTGCCCTTGGGTTTGTCGGCCACCTTGGGCTCCTCGGGCAGCGGCGTGAACCAGCTGCCCTTAGTGCCATCGGCGACCTCGAACACGTCGCCAGGCTCCCGGACGAATCCGAGGTAGCCCTTTGCAATTGCGACGACTTTCATGATCAGGCGACGGTAAAGCCGGACGGATATGTCGTATTGGCTTGGACGTCTTGAACACCGATGTAGGAGTCAACCGACCCAGCCGTCATCACGCCAGTGGCGACACGATAGGCCAGTCGCAGATAGCGACGCAGACCAATCGGCAGGCGGGCGCGCACCTGGGTGGTGTTGGCCGTCAGGGCCGCGACAGCCAGGACAGGCGTCAGAACCTGCACATCAGCCCAGGAGCTGTTGTCGGCGGAGTCCTGCAAAACGAACTGCAGGGTGCCGCCAGCGCCGGTCGTGAAGGCCGCCACGGTACGGGCAAAGATGTACTCGTTTTGGCCAGCGCCCACATCAGCGGCAGCGCCGGTGTCGTAGACGTTGGTGGAAACCGTGTCGCCAGTCGCAGTGAAGGCCTGCGCTGCGGAGAGTTGCATTTGAGAGTCGAGGATCATGATGGGTTCTCCAAGTTTATGCGGATCAGACCACGCGGGCTTCGGTGGACAGGATGCGGTCCACGGTGCGAACCGGGATGCCCAAGAAGGTCGTGGTGCCGTTGTTCACGGAACCAGGGCCCACAGAACCGAACTGGTTGATGGCGGGCTGAACAGCCAGGGCGCCGTTGGACTTGTCCAGAGCAGCGATGCCCAGGTATTCCTTCACGGTGCGGTTGGCGTAGAACACCGGGCGGCCCATGCCCATCATGGGGATGCGGGCCATGGCGCGGATCATCGTCTTGATCAGTGCGGTCGAAGCGGTCGAAGCCTGCGTGCCGGTCTGGGCCACGAGGTCGGACACGTCGATGTTGGCGATACGCACGGCATAGCGCCAGTCACGCACGGCCAGGCCGCAATCCCAGCGCCACAGGTCGGACACAGCGCGGTAACGGTTGTTGGAACCGTCGAAGGCGTCGATCTCGCCGAGGTCCTTGTGGTCCAGACCAGCAGGAGACCCCTTGGGATAGATGCCGGTGATGGTGTTCTCACCCCACACGACCAGCCACACGGAGGTGTTGTCGGTGCTCGAACCACCAGCGTCGATGATGTTGCCGCTCGACGGGACGGAGACCGACAGGGAGTTGTAGCGAGGCGTCAGGCCGGTGAAGCGCTCGGGGTTCACGGAGGTGTCGCCATAAATCAGCGCTTCGCCCAGGGCCTGGTTCATGCCTTCGATTTCGGCCATGGCTTCCGACATACGGAAGGCTGCGGTGTTGCCGTTCAGGCCTGCGACCTTGACGTCGATCTCGTTGCGGGCTTCCAGGAAGCCGCAGGTGTCAACGACCTGAGCGCGGGTGCTCTTGGACGGGGGCACGCCGCCGTACAGCTTGCGCCATGTGGGAGTGGGGATGCCGGTGCGCACGGTGGATTGGTGGCCGGTGGGCAGGTTGCCCTCGAGCCAGGTCATGTCCTGCAGGACTTCATTCGACTGGCTGAGCAGTTCGATGGTGGACGCCACCGAACCATTGGGGTCGATGGATTTGGCGAAGTCATTCAACGTGACCGCGCCTGCTTTGCTGGGGAGTGTTGCCATTGTGTAGCTCCAAGAGAATGTTTACGGGGTCACTTGATGACGCATTCGCATGTGTGGTGTGAAAACTACATCAATCGCAGGGGACTGTAGCAGAAAAGCCACTGTGGGGCAATCGCCACGCGCAATAAAAAAACCCTGACGAATCAGGGCTTTGTTGGTTTCCAGCAACAGACCTAGGAGGACGAAGGCCAGAGCCGGTCCGCCAAGGGCCTGGTGGCCGTGCCGCCGTTGTTGCTGCCCAGGCCCGCCGCGTCGGCCTCGCCCAATCCCTTGCCGATGCCGTGCAGGAACTGGATGGCGCCCTTGTAGCCCAGCACGCCCTCGATGGCCGCGATGGTGGCGCCCGCCTTGTCGCCCGGCATGAACTGGCGGATGGCCCGGCGCGCGAGCTCCATGTTCTCGGTGTGGGCCTGGCCCCATTCGTTCTGCAGGGCCTGCGCCTCGGCGGTGTTCTTGGCATTCATGGCCACCACCTGAGCCGCCTCGGCAGCAGCCATGGCCTCGCTCTGCTTGCCCACCATGGCATTCCAGTCGGCAGCCAGACCCTTGGCCTGGTCGGCGGTGATGCCGTGCTTGTGCAGGATGGGCGCCATCTCCTTGGCAAACTCGCCTGTGTCGCCTTCTGGCACCGGCAGCTCGTAGGCCTCCGGGGTCTCGGGCCGGCCGATGGCGGCGTAGAACTCGGACCACTGCTCGGGGGTGGCGTCCTTGCCGGGCATCACCAGGGGTGCGGCAGCAGCAGGGTCGGCAGCAGGCGGTGTGGCAGGAGCCGCCGGGTCAGCCGCAAGAGCAGCAGCAGGTGCCGCCGGATCCGCCAGCAAGGCAGCGGCCGCGTTCACGGGTGCGGAAGCCGCCACAGGGGCAGCGACGGGAGCAGCAGGGGCTGCGGGTGCGACGGGATCAGTCATTTTCTAGGTCCTTCATTTGCAAGAGTTGTTCATCGGAAATATTCAGGGTCGCCTGAATGCGCAGGTACACCTCGCGCCGCCCTTCCACCAGGGCCGTGGCGTGCGTGTCGATGTGACCATCCTTGCCCACCACCACACAGGAGGTGTTGGCCCGGCAGAACTCGGCCAGGTCCGCCAGCAGCGTGTCGATGTGCACGCGCTGGGGCTTCTTCTGGAACACGGAGCGGTAGGCTTCGCGCAGGTTCCACCAGCGCAGATATTCGGAGTTCAGTGCCATGTGATTGCTTCAAGCTGGTCGCAGAGGTCCTGGGTGGCGTCCGCCTCGGTCGCGCCATGGCCCACGAATTCAGGGAAGTCGTCGGACGCGCACAGCACCACCGTGCGGTCGCCGTCGTTCAGCGCCCCGATTGTCACGTCCATCGTGACCACGTCGGCTCTCATACGGAGGTCATGGCAGTATCGCTTGCATGTTGTTGGGAGCGGACGCTGCCGTGGCGCCAGCCTGGGCCAGGTCCTTGGCCGCACTGGCCGCCACCGGAGCCGCAGCGAGGATCTGCTGCAGTTGGGCCTGCTGGGCCTGCGCTGCGTCGATCTCCTCCATCTCGTCGTCGGTGTACATCACCTTGGCCGGCATGCCGTTCAGGCGCGCCAGCTCCTTCGACACCTTGTCCATGTTGAAGCGCTTGAACACCGACGGCCCGGCCACCTGCGCCACGGGGGCGAGTTGCTCGAAGGTGCGCAGGATGCCCACACCGTTCTCCGACTCACGGGCGCGGGACAGCGGGCTGTCGAACTCGATGGCGTACATGCCGCCCCGGTCCATCAGCTTCTTGGGCATTGGCGGCAGCTGGTCGGCCATGGACATGATGTCGAGCTCGCGCACCATCATGCGGGTGAGGAGCTCGGACTCGATGCGAGAGCCGGTGGGGCCAATGAGCTGGCCCTTCTCCTGCGCGCGCAGCATGGCCTCGGTGGCCGTGATGTTGGGTTTGTCCACCAGGATCTGGAACAGGGTGGACAGCAGCGCGTCGTTGATGACCGCGCGTTTCTGGTTCATGAGCTCAAGGCCGAGCTCGATCTTGCCGCCCGACTGCATGGGCACGATCATCTGGCGGCCCTGGTCGTCGATGCCGCCCTTGTTGATGGCAGCCGGCGTCATGCGCACCGCGTCCAGGATGCCGTCGCGGGCCGTCAGCAGCGGAGGCAGCACGGCCAGTTGCGCGGCCTGCAGCGTCGTGCGGTTCATCTCGTTGAGCATCTTCACATCCGGCAGGATGGTCATGCACGGCGAGCGCCCGTAGATTTCGCCAGGGTTGAGGTCGTAGCGTCCGACCGCGTAGGGGAAGGAGCGGAACCCGCTCTCCTCGATCACATCCCGGAAGTCCACCGCCACATAGTAGGACACGAACGCCATGCCCTTGGCATCGGCACGGGTGACGTCCACATCAGCGCGGGGCTTGACGCAGTGCAGGAAGCGGAACTCCTGGTCCGGTCGCTTGGCCGCAGCCTCGCGGATGACCAGCGGCAGCTTGTCGCCCCACTTCTGGGCAGCCTGGCGTGCGGTCCACATCCAGTCGCGGTGCACCAGGTCCACCTCGCCGAACTCGTTCTCGGCAAAGTAGAGCTGCTTGATGGGCACGCCCCGGTAGAACAGGCCCTTGCCGACGCGCTCGCCGGTGAAGATGCCCATGCTGCCGTACTTGCCGGAGTTGTAGTAGCAGCCCTGGATTTCAGTGTCGAAGTTGGCGCCGTAGCGCGCAGCGAACAGGCGACGGTTCACCTCCTCGCAGTAGCGGGTGACCTCCACGTCCTCGGTGAGGTCCTCGTCCACGGGCTTGACTTTGGCCCAGGTCTGGTTGCGCGGCGTCACCAGGGAATGGATGGCCGCCTTGAAGCGGTCCAGCGCCAGGCCGGGCGTGGCGTCGAACACCTTCTCGATCTTCTGCTGGCCCTTGGTGGCGTTGAGCGTGTTCTCGCCAAAGCGCTGATCGGACGGGTTGATTCTGTCGTCGATCTCTTGCCACACCTTCTCGAAGGTCGAACGCAAGGACACCATGCGCTCGTGCATGGACAGCAGTTCATCGGCGCGCGCGTCGGACATGGTCAGCTACCCAGCAAGGCTTTTGCGGCCACGGAGCCAGCGGTCGAGCCGGTCGAGCCCGTGCCCACGGTGGCAGACGAGCCACGGCGGCGCCGCATGATGTCCATGGTCTGGCGGTCCACCTGGGTCTGGTCGACCACGGGAACCTTCACCTCCTGGATGGTGGGAGGGGGTGGGGCTTTTTGCTGCCCGCCGCCGAATAGTCCGCCCATGTCGTGCTCCTCAAAAGATCGCGTAGTCGGTGACTGCGCTGGTTTGTTGGTCCGATGCGTAATCGCGCGCCGGGATGGCGAAGGTCAGAGCCAGGCTGTCGGCACGGTCGGGTGACTTGATGCCGCGCTTCTTGGCGTTGTCCTTGGCCTCCATCAGCAACTCGCCGCCCCGGAACTCGTACTGCAGCGCGGTCAGGTCCGTCGCCAGGTCGGGGTCATTGGGCAGCGAGGCCCCGTTCTTGAGGTATTCGCGCATGTCGCGCCACATTCTAGCGCGCATGTTGTAGTTTTGACCATCCGACAATCGGATTGAGGAATTCACATCGACCACCTTGGAGCGGAATTCGCGGCGCAGCATGTCGGCCACACCCGACCCGATGCCGATGGTGTCCACCGCAATCTGGGACACGGGCTCGGGCAGTTCCATGATGGCCTGCTTCACCCGGCCCGCCACGTCCACCACGTCGCACTGGCCGAACACGATCTGAGGGTAGACCAGGCGGCCCTTGCGGAAGGTGATGCAGGACTTGTCGTCGCCGAACCGGGCCACGTCCACACCCACCATCAGCGGGCCAATGGCCTGCACATCAGCCGGGCCCTTGGCCATGCACTCGCGCACATGGGTGCCAGCGATCCAGGAGTTCGCCACCGAGGCCGAGTAGTCGCGGTCGATCTCCTGCGCCACGATGACGGGGTCGAGGGTGGCCAGCTGCCGCTCGTACCAGGCACGGTCCTTGCGTGGGTCGTCCTTCCAGTCGAACACGAACACCGGCACCCGGCCAGAGTGGCGCATGCGGTAGAACACGTTGCCCGCGCCGTTGGGGGTGCTGACGTGCAGCTTGCAGTTGGAGGTCTGGCTCAAGGCCGCCGCCACCGACTCCTGGCGCTCCAGGAAGGCAGACTCGTCCACGAAATAGATGCTGGTGCGGTTACCGCGACCGATATTTTCACCGCTTTCACCAATGATGGTGCTGCCGTTCACCGGGTTGATGATCTTCATGGCAGGCGCATGGGTCCGCATGCTGAACCCGGCAGGCACGAACTCGGCAGGCAGCAGCTTGATCATCTCCCGAATTTTCCAGAACAGGCTGGCTGGGTTGCCAAGGTCGTCCACATAGACCTCTTTGCGCGAGCCAAAGCCCACCACCACGCCAGGGTGGAAGATCCACATCCAGGTGGCGATGGCCACGCAGAGCCAGGACACGCCCATGTCGCGGGACTTCTCCACGACACCATCCTCCCGGCCACGCCAGCGCGCCACCACCCAGGTGACGTACTCGGCCTGCTTGGGGAACAACAGGAACGGCACGACGGCCTCCAGCCCACGCTCCACATTTCGGGGATCAAACGTGGTGAGCCAATCTGCAATGAACTCCACGGGGTGCTCGGCATAGAACGCCATCAGGCCCGGCACCAGGCCAGGATCGGCGCGCAGGCGCTGCAATCGACTCAGCCGGTCCAACCATACCGGCCCATACGAAGGATGCTTCCAGTCGAAGCCTGGCGCGTCAGCCATGGCCAAGCAGCTTCTTGTAGGCCTCAGATGGATCCAGGGTCACCAGCAGCTCGGACTGCAGCGCGGGAAGATCGTCGGCCCCGCCGATGGCCAGCTTATCGCCGTAGACCTTTGGCAAGATTTTGGAAAGAACCCACTTGCGAGTGTCAATGCGCAGGCGTTGATGCGCTACAGAACCAGCGTCGGTGGCACCAAGGGCGGTTATGGCTGGGGGTTGGTCAGCAATCTCCACCAGTTCAGCAGCCAATAGCTCAACCTGTATTCTCTTCGCGCGCGCGTACCGTTCAGCTTTTGCAGCATCTTCGCTTACCCATAGCAAGAACGTCGGGGCTTTGGTGCCACAAGCCTCAGAAGCTGCGCGCAATGGATAACCTGCCTCTATGCGAACACAGACGCCTTCAAACACCGTATCGCGGTCAGTTTTATTTGCTTTTTTCACACGCATGCCCAGTCGCCATAATTTTTTGGCTCTAAAGCCGCAAGTTTTCGCATCATGCTTTTGGCATTCTCCGAAAGATGCCCGTTTCTTAGAGCAGAACATAAGCGCTTGCGAACGTATTGCCTGAAAGCCAATTCAACATCAACTTCAAGTCGCCTTGAAAGCGCATGCCCATTTGCCATCTGCTGTTCTATGGATGTTTTTGGTTGGTCTCCACCATCTGCTAAATTGAGCAAGCGAAGCCCGTTCATCCTGCCCTCTGCAATATGTTTTTTTTCTGCTGACACCCAGTCATCAGTAACCTCCAGAACGTGCATCCCTGGCACTTTTCCTTCAGCATTCAACTTCCTTATCCAGCAGTACACAGGCGTGTTTCTGCGACGCGCATCGGCCAAATGTTTCGCAAAACGTTTGCGCGAGTTGTCAGCCTTGCCGATGTATCGGACCTCGGAGGTGTCTGGGCATGTAAGAGCGTAAATTTCGGCCATGGTGGTGATGTTACAGCGGTGGTGTGGTTTTCGCAACGGTTGCGGCGTACTCGTTGCAGGCCTCGTAGAACGCCTCCATGACGTGCTCACCGACGCCAATGCTCACCAGGTAGCTGCGCAGGCTGTTGGCCGTCCAATCGCCGGGTGGTGGCTGGCGCTTCACATCCTGGGCCAGGTCGCCAATCACATCATCCTCGTCGTATGCGAGGAGCCAGTCGCGGAATGGTTTCATGTCGATCTCCTAAAATTTTGGCACAGCTGGCAACGTGTGCCAACCCATTGTGTATTTGTCTTTATGTGTGTGTGTGCATATATATATACATAGGTCTTTTTACTTGTGTCATCTTGTGCCAGTGTATATTTGTCAATGAAATCAAGGGTTTGCGCGGTTTGCACATCCTGTTCCAATCTTGTGCGGCACAGCTTTTTGTGTGTGCCAATCACAGCGGGCCACCTGCATCGTCGTAGTCGTGGCGCAGCCTGATGCCGGAGTAGAGGTTCAATCTTGTGCCAGTCTCGCGGGGCTGGCTGCGTTTGACCGCCGGAAACGCTGCCGAAAGCTGACGACCAAAGCTCACTTTGGTGCCCGGATGGTCGCGTCCCTGGTCGGTGCACCAGGCTTTCCAGGCGACAAAGATGTCGTCCCGGTCGCATCCATTGCCGTCCCCGATGACGCATTTTTCAGCCACGAATGTGCGCACCGGGCTGGTCTGCTCCAGCAGTTCGTCGGCGATCTCATTGGCGGATGCAGGCGTCACGAAGTAGCCCCTAGCGCGCAGGGACGTGAGACCATCCAGGGCCCACAGGAGGATGCTGGAGAGCTCACTGAGCAGCCGGTTGGTCAGCCCGTGGTCCTCGCTGCCCAAGAAGGATGTGGTGAATTTGAACGGAACGAACCGATTGGCCAGGGCGGATGATGCGTCGGTGAACGCTGGCAGCTCGTTGGTGGCCATGACAAACCGGGCCCGCAGTGTGACGCCGTCCAGCGATGGCAGGTTCTTGCGGTTGACGTCCACGGCATCGTCGCCAGAGATCCGAAGCATGTTCTCAATGATGGCGTGCTGATCTGCCTTCCCCGATAGCCGTGCGTCCGAGATCATGGCCATGCGCTTGCCAAGGAGGGATTGCAGGCCGAACGGTCCACCAAGGCTCGACAGGCTGGGGCTGCAGCGGTTGGTCTTTCCCACTAGGGACTCCAGCACGCGCAGGATGGTTCCTTTGCCGGAGCGTGGCGGACCCACCAGCATGAAGATCTTGTGCTGGCTGGTGTCGTCGGTCAGCAAGTAGCCGAACATCTCAGCCAGGGCCTGGCTCGACTCAGGATCACCGCCCCAGATGCTATCCAGGAACTTGAGCCACGCCACTGGTGTGCCGGCCGTTGGCTCGTAGTCGAACTCCAGCGCAGAGGTGACCAGCAGCCTGTCGGTGGACGGAAGGATGGTGCGCGTCGGCCAGTGCAGGAAGCAGTTCTGGAAGGCAATGATCTCCGAGCCTGGAAAATCGCCAGACATCGGATCCAGCCAGGTTCCAACATCCTCGGCAGCCGAATAGCAGACAGCGCGCAGGGCGTGGATGGCGTCATTCACCGAGGTGGTCTTGGGGTTGAACCGGACGATCTCCTCGTTGCCTTTGGCGTCGATCTTGATCGAGAAACATTCGGACATGAAATGGTAGACGCGCTGCTCAATCCAGATCCGGTCCCGCACCACATACCGTGCGCCGTCCCAAGAGTAGAATTCGCCGCGCCAAAACAGGATGCGGCCGCCCTCTGGCAGGGTGGCGTGAAAAAGCTGGGCCGTTTTCATGGGTGTCCCCGTGTAGATAAACAGGTCATCCTCGTGCCCGGCATAGCCTTGTGGCTGGCCCCGGTCGAAGCGTGAGAGATGGAGTGGGAGCACGTCCTGGCCCGGCGCCTGCAGGATTACAGGGCCGGGCGCTTGGTGGACGACAGCGTCAGGAGGCGAAGGATAGGCACCTGCCCTGCTGTTGCCGGAGTTTTCCACGCCACTGACCGGCTTGGCGTGCGGCACCTGGTCTGCCGCTGACACGGTTTTATCGCGCGGCTCCGGGTCCTCGGCCGATTGAAAGCATTCTGCCACGGCGTTGAGGCCTTCGTCCGCATGCAGGTCGTTGAAATCGGTGTGACCATCGGCCCGGTCGCCGTACCAGCGCGGGATGGCCAGCATGGCGCCGATGGCACGGGCGGAATCGGTGGCGGATGTGACGCCGGGGTTGCCGTCGGTCCAGGCGTCGTCATCGGCAGCCAGGATAAACGTGGCGCCAGGCAGCAGGCCGCGCATCTTCTCGGCCACGTTGCGCAGGTTTCCGGCGTCAAAGGCGACCACCACGCAATACCCGGTTGCCATGTGAATCGACACGCCGGTGGCAAATCCCTCGCAGATGGCAATCACGGGGCCGGGCTTGCCAAGTACGCAGTAGCCGCCCTTCTTGGGGGTGCCGAAAATGAATTTCTTGTCGCCGTTGGGGCTTATGGTTTGCAGGCCCACCAGCGCCTTGGCGGATTGCTTCACCGGAACCAAAAGCAAGTCGCCCAGGATCCGTGCGCCGATGCCTTTGATTTGCTTGCGCGTCAGGTATGGATGAGAGCCGGCCTCGCTGGCCTTGCTCCACATATCGGCAGCGTGAGCAGCAGCATCGGCGCGCTCGGCCTCGGTCTTAATGCGCTCGGCCTCGAGGCGCTCGGCCTGGGCGCGCTTGCGCTCGGCAATCTCCTCGGGGGTAGCATGGTGCCTGTCTTTCTCGGAGCGGGTCCAACCTCCCTCTTTGGCCAGGGCGATCAGTGTGCCGATTGTGGCGCGCTTGCTGCCGCCAGACTTGACCGACTTCCAGACGTCGCGGGTGGATTTTTCGTTGTAGCTTGAGCCATCCATGCTCCAAGCGTTCCAGGCGTCGAAGCCTGCGTCGCCGTATTCGTCTTTGAGAACGTAGGCCAGTTTGACCCACAGGTCGCGGTCATCAACACCGCGTACAAAGGACAGCATGCGCTCGGCGGTTTCAAGAGAAACGGGGTCGCGCTGCCCGGTAGGAGAATTCATAGACTGCTTTCATCAGTAGCTTGCATCACGAGAAAAAGGTGACAGGCCAGAACGGTGATGAATCGTCTTTTCGCTCCGTCGAGCTAGGCCGCACCGAAACGATATTACCAGAATCACACCGGATGGTGTGGAATTCTCAACATGGCGAGCGCATCTTCCACCGACCGCGCCACCCCGGCGATGGCACCCCGGATCTTCATGGCATTGAGAAACGCCTGCTGCTCGAGCGACACGCGGCCGCGCTCGGTCTTGACCTCGATGTAGAACGCCTTGGCGTCGCCGGCGCGGAACCCGAATAGGTCCGAAAACCCGACCGGCAGCCCGGTGCTGATGGGCCTGCCGTCCTTGGTGAAGAACAAACCCACGTTGGCCCGAGCCACGAAATGCCCGTCGTTTGATAGTGCGATCATGATCGAGCGCATGATGTCGCCCTCGGAGTAGTCGTATTTAGCCATGATGCTGAGTGTAATCACACTGGCAAGCCCGAAGGCTTGACGCTGGGATCAGAGTTTTGCGATGCGCTCGCGTGCTGTAGAGTAGGCCCAGGCAGTTGCTGCTGCCTGGTTGGCGAATATCTTGGAGCGCTGGGGCACGCCAAACTCTTTGAATTCGCGACCAACCATGCGGCCATTTTGAACCCAGGCGGCAAACTCAGTGCCGTTATCATTCAAGCCAACAATGAAGCCGATCTCACGGCCCTTGCTGTCATACTTGCCAGAGCCCTTCCAGGTTTCCATCATGTTGTTGTATTCGGCCATTTAATTACTCCTAAGTGCGTTGTTGATGCATCTAGTGTAGTTGCGTTTATCTCACGATAGGAGGTATTTTCTAGGGGTTTACCCTAATACGCTGATGAGCCCACACCGCCCGCACCAGATCGGCCAGCACCTGGTGGTGTTTGGCGCCCCGGCGTTTGAGCACGGACTCCAGGTAGTCGCGCCGGGCCTGCACACCAGGCATGGCCAGGATGTGGCGCGCCTCGCATTCTTGACGCCAGGGCTCGGACGCCGAGTCCACCGCCCGGCCGTCGAACAATGTCACAGTCCCCATAGCACCCGCCCGGCAGCCAGCCCCGTGATCAGCCAGAACAGGCCGTAGAGCACCAGGATGCCCGCCATCGTCAGTGC